GTTTTGAGCCAATAGTAGTAGCGAAAAAGAATCGATTTAAGCCATTAGTCTTAGTTGATTTAGATTATTTTATTAACTTACATAAATCAGGAGTAAAAATGTACGATAACTATGAAAAGATACTCAATCGAGTTAGGGGCATTGTCAAACAGACAGTTGCAGAGAGTAACCAAGCAGAAGTATTAGCTGAATTAAACGATTTAGAGTTTGAAATAGCTGAAACCATTTCAGGCAGACTAGAGCAAATGTCAGCAGATGAGCAAGATTAATCCTTATAAAATTCAAGGGCCAGTATTAATTAGCTTTAGTGGTGGGCGTACTTCTGGATATATGTTGAAGCATATTTTAGATGTTTATGATGGAGTATTGCCAGATGACATGTTTGTTGTTTTTGCAAATACTGGTAAAGAAATGCCACAAACTTTAGATTTTGTTAGGGATTGTGCGGAGAAATGGGATTGTAAGATACATTGGATTGAGCTTTATGATGTCGATAAAGATGCCAAAGGCGATAATACCGATGGTTGGATGTTTAAATACAAGCTCGTAGATTATGAAACAGCTAGTAGAAATGGCGAGCCATTTGAGAAACTCATAGAACATTATGAAAAACTACCAAACTCAACAAACAGATTTTGTACTTTTCTTTTAAAACAAAGAGCGATTATCTGGTTTGAAAGGCAACAAGGTTTCAAAGATATGGATCAAGTTATTGGACTTAGAGCAGACGAGCCAAGACGAGTCCATAGAATAAAGGACAGAAATGGCAAGGCGGATTATTTTACGCCTTTATACGATGCCAAAGTCATACAACAAGACATCCAGGAATTTTGGAAAAAGAATAACTTTGATTTAAGTTTACTTGCCACCGATAAACATACTTTGTTTGGTAATTGTGATATGTGTTTTTTAAAAGGCAAAGGACAGTTAATCCAGATGTTAAGTCATAGAGAAGATTTAGCAGATTGGTGGGTAAAGCAAGAAGAAAAAACCAATAAAACTTTTAAATATGATATTTCATACAAACAAATGATTGAAATTAAAAACGAGAACGATAAACAGTTTGATTTGTTTGCAGACGATGAGAGCGTTGATTGTTTTTGTCACGATTAGGAGAAATAAGATGAGTAAAGGCGACTGGCCCAGACCTGTAAACAAGAAGAAATTTGACGAAGAATTTGAGAGAATCTTCGGTAAAAAGAAGGAAAAAAAGAAGCGTGATTGAGTACCCCATAATACCGACCATAAGGACTATGGGTTCTTGTGACTCCGTACCCCATCATCCTTCATATACTATATACAATATACTATTAAAAATAAGCAAAAGCCGAAGGGCTTTTTGCTTATTTTTTTTAAGTGTGTGAGGAGAGCAAGTGGAGCAAGAATATTGGTGGCTTAAAAGCATAGATGTGGAGCGTGAGAGCGAATCGGCAGAGATTCGCATAGCGTTAGCGGGGAAGTATAAGAACGATTATTCTCGCATGAAGCAAGTATGTTGGAAGTGGTATCGAGCGCAGTTGGGGAGAAAAGATATTAGCAGTAGTGGGAAGCTAGTGTTGTATTGCATAGTGGAGCGGTTTAATAAGTATGGGAATTGGTCGTGTCCTGATAGTTTCAGTTATTTAGCGAGTATGAGTGGGTTATCAAGCAAGTTGGTAGCAAAGCGAGTGTATGAGCTAGTAGATCTGAACGTGGTGTGGTTAGTGCTTGAGGGAGATGAGCGTAGGGGGATGAAGCGAATCAAACAGCACTCACGTAAGCGTAAGCATATTTTGTTGGTGGGTTTGGGGAAGTTACTTAGCGACCACTTAGCCTGAGGTGTTTCTTTCTGATTCTACGCTTGTGCTTATTGAGCGTGGAAGATTTAATATTCTTTCTTTTGGCTTGTGAAGTCTTTTTAATTACTGGAATTGGGCGTGGGGTTTGAGTTTTCGATCTTTGCATTGGTTTAGTGGAAGGAAGGTTTCAAGGGGAGAATTATCATTATGAAAAAGAAACCTTCCTTCGCTAATTAATTAACTGCGATACATTTTATCAAGTTCTATGGTTTTTGATACCCAAATTTTCTTGAATTCTAAAGACTTAGCTTGTCGTATAGCAGTCTTTAAGTTCGCACGTCTTTTAAAATATAGTTCTTTATTCATGGTTACTCTCCTTAAATTAATTCTTTGTTGCAGTTATACTCGCCTTCATTCATGCTTTCCGCCCAATTCCATTTATTATCTATTCTATAAAGAATATCTTTAAAACAAGATTGTCCATGCACTACTAATGCTATATCTCCAGACCAACTCGGACAATCTGGATTATAACTTTTTAAAATTGCTACATTGTTTAAGTGATTTTCTGTTATTTCAAAACCACCATAATGATCATTCAATGCTTTTGCTATTTGTTGATAATCTTTTTGTGTTGGATTACTCATAATTACTCTCCTTTTGAAAAAAATATATTGTTGGCATAATCAATGGCTTGTTTTTCGGTTAGTCCTTTTTTCAAACCTCGCTCGACCAAATACTCTAAGTGTGCTTGTACTAAATAATTTCTACTCATTGTTCTCCTTTTGGTTAAAGTTTGGGTTGAGTCTGATTTCTCGATCAAAGTCATTCTCAACTGGTTTAAAGTTTTCCAGAAGTGCCTTGCAATAAGCAATCTCATTCTGTAGCTTCATAGCTGTTTTTATCTTCATAATGCGGTGCAAATGAAACTCCTGGTTCAATTCGTTGTTTAAATCGTATATGCGATTTTCTAATTGATCTTTGGAAAGACTGTCTAAGTAATCTTTATTCATTTATCTATCCTCTGAATATCAAATATAAAACGCTCTACGCCTTTAAATTTGTTTGGTTTATAAGTGTTAAGTAGCTTTATAACTTCGCTACCGCTAATGCGAATATGCTGTCCGAAAGCTAGTTCTTCTTTGTATTCGCTATCAATGTAGTTTATGAGTAAGTTATACATGGTTATTTCTCCTTAATTTAATCAAGGAAGTAGCTAAGCTACTTCCTTAAGTTCGTTATTGTCTATTCGATAGCAAATGATCTCGTAAATTTCATCTATTGAATAATCACTAAACTTATTTCTATAACAAAAATCATCATCAGCATGGTTATAAACACTTACTTCTACTAATGAATGATGGACAGTTATGAACATATAATAATCCTTATATTCTTTTTCGTATTCTTTGATAATCATGGTTATTTCTCCTTCTTAGTTAAAACATTCAATGGGTCGAAAGTAAGAATAAAATTCATAGCCTTTTGAGTATTTTTAATATGCTGTAACTCTTTGAGTTTCTTTTCATTTATTTTCATGGTTATTTCTCCTAATTAATCTTGATAGTAATAACCTAACTCAGAAAAATAATTTTCTTCGTTACCTTGTCCATGCTGTTTAACTTCTTTCTTTAAACAGTTTTCAATCTTGATAAATTTAATAATAGATTTCTCTCCTATTTTATCTTTAATACCTAATGCTTTTTTGATTACGTATTCTGATTGATCGCCATAACCATATTGAAAAGGAAATAAATAACAAACATCTCTTTCTATATCTGAAACGAAACTTGAAAAATAAGTGTTTCCGTTTACTTTGTCATGCCATGTTTTAGTAGTAGAGATATATTTAATTTTTCTCTCTCCTTTTGGTTCTATTATGTTGATAGATGCAAGACTGTCGTCTTTATCTATATTTACTATTGGTTTTGTCATTGATAATTCTCCTTTAATTAGTTAATCAATATGTTTATTTTGGACTAATCAATATCATTGTCAAGCATTAAATAGCATTTTTATACACTTTATATATAAGTAATAAACAAGCATTTTAGTGAATAAATGACATAAAAAGATTAAAATACCTTATGGAAGCAAAGAAAAAACCAGGAAGAAAGGCGATTAATTTAGATCATAACGAAATAGAAAGATTAGCTGGAATGGGTTTAAATGAACGCCAGATATGCGCTAGTTTAGGGATTAATCCTTCAACGCTTACAAGAAAGAAACATATTAAAAGCATAAAGAACGCACTAGAAAAAGGGAGAGCGAAAGCAATAGCGCAAGTAAGCTCTAAACTATTTGATAATGCTTTAGAAGGAAAAGAAACTTCCGCCATATTCTTTTTAAAAAATAGAGATCCTGACAACTGGAAAGACAGAAACATTTTAGAAACCAATCACACGATAAATTTAAGTCACGTTATCAATTCCGCAAAAGAACGAATCCCTAATGCAACTCAAACAATAAAACGCCTTGAAAATTCAATAGACAAAGGCAAGGGCATCTTCTTAGATAACAAAGGCACAGAGAATAATGGTTCTGGCTCTCTCTCTCCTTCCAAAAAAAAGACAGAATCATAGAGCGATGAAGTTATCTTTTCTCCGCTTCATCGCTCGACCAAATAAACCTTTAAACAATAGTAAGCACTTACTTACCAAAAGAATAGTAAGTACTTACTATCGCTACAGCCCCCATTTAAAGCCAGGCGGCGTGGCACTGTCCATGTAACTAATGAACTAATTTTTTTTTAATTTTATGAAATACGGTGTAGAAGCAGAAAAAGAACTAATGACTGAGCTTTGGTCAATGAATATCAAAGATGATCCATTAAACTTTGTGTAATTTGTCTTTGAGTGGGGCAAAGAAGGCACCCCCCTCGAAAACTTTACTGGCCCTCGTAAGTGGCAAGAAAAAATTTTGCGAGATATTGGAATACACATACAAAGAAATCAAAGCGTAGATTTACCAGAAATGTTCCGCCTAGCTGTAGCTAGTGGTCGTGGTATTGGAAAATCCGCTTTGGTGTCTTGGTTAATACTCTGGATGCTTTCGACACGTTTAGGCTCAACTATAATCGTAACAGCAAACACCGAACAGCAATTACGCTCAAGAACATGGGCAGAATTAGGTAAATGGATGACTTTATCTATAAATTCACATTGGTTTAACAAAACTGCTACGACTATCAGACCTGCACAATGGTTTGAAGAAGCGTTAATTCGTGATTTAAAGATTGATACTGGCTATTACTACGCACAAGCTCAGCTTTGGAGCGAAGAAAACCCAGACGCATTTGCTGGAATTCACTCAAGTTATGGGGTTTGTTTGATTATGGATGAAGCATCAGGTATACCAGCACCGATTTACAGCGTTTCTGAGGGGTTTTTCTCCGAACCGACAGCCGATAGGTATTGGTTCACGTTTTCTAACCCTAGAAGGAATACTGGGCCTTTTTACGACTCTTTTCATGGCAAACGCTCGTACTGGAAACAAGAACAAATCGACTCACGTACAGTCGAAGGCACAGATAAAGAGCTATTCCAACAAATGCTCGAACAATATGGCGAAGATTCAACAGTCGCACGAGTGGAAGTACTGGGCGAATTCCCTCGTGCTGACGATGACACAGTAATTCCTATGGAGTTAATCAAAGCAGCCATAGATCGTGATGTGGCACTCTCAGCAAGCGCACCGATTATCTGGGGATTAGACGTTGCCCGTTATGGTGGTGATAATTCTGCCCTCTGCGTACGTCAAGGCAACACTGTCTTAGAAATGAAAGCTTTTCAGTCTATGGACTTAATGCAATTATGTGGTGCGGTAAAAAATAAATTTGATGATTGCACCGCTTTGGAACGCCCACAAGAAATTTTAATTGATGTGATTGGTTTAGGCTCTGGGGTAGTCGATAGACTAGCCGAACAGAACTTACCTGTGCGTGGCATTAATGTTGCCGAAGCGCCAGCTACGAAAAAAAATTATTTGAATCTACGAGCTGAGTTGTGGTTTTCAATAAAAGATTGGTTGGCGCAGCGTGATTGCAGACTTCCTAATGATGATGAGCTTGTTTCTGAATTAGCTGCGCCTATCTACAAATATACCTCATCTGGAAAAATAAAACTCGAAAGCAAAGAAGAAATGCGCAAGCGTGGCATCAAATCACCAGACAAAGCCGATGCCCTTTCACTAACGATGGCAAGTTCGGCTGCTTCCTTTAGTGGCAGTATGTCGTTTATGGGGTATAATTTTAGGCAACCTTTAAAATCTAAAATTATACGCATAGGTTAATCAATGAAAAAAGATAAAGCTAAAGAAGAAAATCAAGAAGAAGCAATCGATACGCAAGAATTAGAAAGCATCTTAAAATCCGAAATGGATGATGCCAAAGACTACATCGACCAAATTGGTGAGTCACGAGCAGAAGCTACAGAATATTATTTAGGCAACGAACCAGAAGCAAATAGTTCCCTTCAGTCGGAGTTTATTTCTACTGATGTTCGAGATTCTATTTTATTTATGTTGCCGTCAATCATGCGTACGTTTTTTGGCACGAAGAAAGTCGTTGAGTTTGTGCCACGTAATGTTGAGGACATACCTTTTGCTGAACAACAAACCAGTTATGTAAATTATATTATTCAAGAAAAGAATCCTGGTTTTAAAATTCTTTACGATGCGTTTAAAGATGCACTCGTGAGAAAGTCTGGCTTTGTTAAAGCCTTTTGGGATGACAGTATTTCAGCTTCTACGCACGAATATACTAATTTAACTCCTGAAGCATATATGGCTTTGGTTATGGATGCTGATGTGGAAATCGTTAAAGAAAAAATTGAAATGCAAACGATGACCATGATTGATCCTATGACTGGCGAAGAAGTTACGCAAGAAACACCTGCTAGTTATGATTTAACAATTAGACGAGTCAAGAAAAAAAATCAAGTTTGCATTGAATCTGTACCCCCAGAAGAAGTTTTGATTTCTCGTAATGCGAGAAATATTTATGAAGCACCTTATGTCGCACACCGCATGGTCAAAACTGTAAGTGATTTAGTTGCTATGGGGTATGACCGAGAAGAAATGGAACAATACGCAGGTTCAGGCTCAACTTTAGATGCTGATGTTTTTGATGAATTAGAAGCACGTAATCCTTATGACGATAATGTTTATGCTAATGGCGGT